TTGGCATAGGCCTTGACTTCTCCCATTTAGCTATGTCTTTCTTATCGTTGACGTAGTAGCACCTGTATGCCCTAACAGCATTGTTATGTATACGCAAATGATTACATTTATATTCATCTGGCATACACTGTGGGTGGGGTGTACCATTAGTATGTACAGAGTCAAACAGAGAAACATGAAACTTATCTAAATCCATTATAACCTGCTGACATTTATGTATCTTGTTATACCTCCTAGTGTACTCAAAACATAACTCCATACCATGTTGCCAAAGCCACTCATAGTTTTCTGCACTATCTCCTGCCCACAATGTACAGGGGTGGTTTTTGTGTACTTCTCTATAGGGTATCTTATCTGCTAATCCATACCTGTGCCATACAGAGCAAAGCATTTGTGCCGTTTCTAGTGGCATCTTGACAACATGCTTATCACATTGCATTTGTGCTGATATTATAGGGCATTCGTCTAATACGAATATGTTCATGTGTCTTTCTCCACTTTAATTTCCCAAGCAAACTCTCCGTCATCATTAGAATCTTCAAATGATATAGCATCATATATACCATCAAGTCCATAATCTTCAACAAAAGTTATGTCCACTTTTAAATGGTATGGTTTTAAAAGTTTATTAATAACCTCAACACTATTCTCTAAACCTTGAGATTTATAGCTGTCGTTAAATACTATTTTCATCTGTACAGCACTCCCAATTTAGACAACACATCTAATTCTTTTTCTGTCATCTCTTGTACTTTATGTACTGCAATAACATCATCATCATAATCTGTGTATGTATTATTTTCTTTATCAAAGTTTTCTTCAAAGTCTTCAGTACTTCTGCCTTCACCATATGTTTGTTCTATCATATCTTTATCTGTAATAGACTTAGCATCTTCATAGTGTGCTATACTATAGTTATTAAACCATGAGTAATCAAAATATTCAATACCACCATTATCTATTTTAAATTTTACAAATAACATATCAATGTCCTCTCTGTGGTTGTAAGTTATCATCTTCTTTTAGTACAGCAAAGTCTACTGTATATATCCACGTTGCACTATCCTCTTGTACTCCGTGTATACTTCTATGTTCTACTACAGGGCAAGTGTCAAGCCAATCCATAAATGTTTTCTGTACATCTTCCATTAGCTATTCTCCTCTTCTTCTATTCTCATTGTCATACCTCTCCCCTTCACTATAGGACTGATTGTTTAGGTCTTCCACTTCACTCTTCTTATAGAACGAAGCCTCTGTAGATGGAGCATCTCCTGTATAGACAGTTCCTTGTTCTTCTTCTGCCTCCCACTTTTGCATTTGTGATAATAAACCTTCGGCAAGTTCTTTTCTGCCTACAAGAATACCATCATAGGCACTTTCCATATTAGTTTCTTCAAGTTCGGTGTTGTCTACCTCTTCCTGTAGATAGTCTTTGACTTTCTGTACTAGCTGATTAGCTAAATCATCTGGGTTACCTCTCATCATGCCTTCCTTTTCTGTTCGGTTATATGTACAGAACCATTCTTTATATTAACGTCTATTCTTTTTCCTTTACCTAAATAGTAGCCAATTCTTTTGTTCATCTTAATCATATCCTGTTCAGTTTGTACAGCAATGACTTCATGTATTTTAGTTTTTTTCATGGTGTCCTCCTTTTCTACAATAACCCTTTCACAGTTATAAAACATTGTCAACCCCTTAGACAAAAAAAAAGAGCAGTCTAATTAAAGACTACCCTTTTCTATATAGGCAAGAAATCGGTCTGCAAATAGTTCATTTCTTATTAAGTGTATTTACCTAGAATTACCTAACACACCTATAATATTATTCTGTACAGGTAACTTATCGGAAAGTAGCTACCTTTCAAGGATATTATTTAATTGACAATCCTTATCTTTCATCAACCCTGTACAAGTTATAATGAAGAAACAGGTATATCCCTGTCTAAATCTGCTGACAAAGGTGTTTCTCCGTACTCTCCTTCTTCTAGTCGGTAGTGATAGACACCACCTAGCCATTTTCCAATGACATTTTTTTTACCATAGTTTTTCTTTCGCAAAGTTCTTATACCCGCTGACGTTCCTGTTTCAAGATAGCCAATTCTTTTTGACACTTCTTGTACAGAATGCCAATAGCCGTCTGACAATACGTCAAGTATTCTCTCTGACATTCCTCTGCGTTTGTGGTAATTCTTTTTCTCTTCCTGTACATCTTCAGTCATCATCATTTCCTTTCCAAACATTTGGATTATCTGCCCTAACTAACTCTTTGTACCAAGCCTTTACAATACTTCCTTTGTCTTCTCCATAGTCTATTTTATGCTGTTGATGTTTTAGATTAGACTCTTTCACTACAGCATCATAAGCCTTATCCAATTTGGTAATATCAGAATAGGTAATGTGTTCTACTCCACTATCATTAATTTCTGATACAAGACTTTTTACTTGGTTGACAAGTGTTAGTTGTGCATCTGTTATTATAGGGATTTCTTTCTCTTTCTTTTTCGCCATGTCTTCCTCCTCCTTTAATTTTAGTTCTTTGTTAATCCACTCTGAAAAAGTGTTCATACTTTATGCTCCTGTTATTTATAGTTGTCAAGTTATTTATGTAGCTTCACCCCACACTTCGTATTTAGCAATGTCTTCATCTGTTAACATATCTTGCTCAATACAAAGCCTACTAATACTTCTGATAGCTATTCGTGGGTGCAATCTCTTTTCCTGTTCCGTCATTTTTTCAAGAGTAATTATACATTCATCATGTACCATAGGAGTTAAGTTTATATATTTTTCCATATCATCTACAGTGCTACAAACTTTTAAACAGTAGCCAATAATGGCATAATAAAATATTTCCATTATTTTAAATCCACAAGGTTATAAATGTTTCCTGTATTGCCAACAAATCTTTTTATGAGTTGGTTGCCACAGCTTATCTCTACAATGGTATTAAGATTTATGTTCCTGTATCCCTGACTTTTCATATCATATACTGTTAAGTACCTATCTTTATTGTTAACATTTATGCCATCTTTTAAATGTTTCTTGACCCCAAGTTTACAATTCATTTCCCTAACTTCGCCATTCTTTTTGACAAACTTAGCTTTAAATATTTTTTGGCCTACCATGTTTTTAATTACAGGGGATACCAGTGCTTCAGTGTATAGTTTCATCGTCATCGTCCTCCCATTCAAGTTCACTAGCCATTGTCATGTACAGACCGACTAATGTATTTAACATTATTCCTATCATATCTAATTTAGGTAAACCTAATAGCATATACTTACTATATACTTCAAGTAATTCTTTAATAAAACTTTCAGTTGCTTTTATATTAGTGTTTTCCATATATGTTCCCTTTAAGTTTAACTAAAGGTAATACTTATAATTTTTTCTGTCAAGTACTTTTTTTTTGTTGACATAGTTTTTATAAAAAGTTAGTAGTGGTAGAGAGAAGGAGAAATACTATGGTTGGAGAAACTGATGTTGCTACATTTGTTAAGGCACTATCTATACCCACTGATGAAACTTACAGAGGCGATTGTCCTGTTTGTCATCGTAAAAATACTTTCAATGTTACTAATACTACTGGCAGGCTGTTGTATAATTGTTACCATGCTGACTGTACAGTTGGTGGCACTACAAAAACAGGCGATCTTATACAAGCATCGTCTAGTACAAAAAATCAAAAACCTCAACGAGTAGACCTTTCTGTATATAACAAGCAGTGGGTGGGGCTAGATCGTAGCCAAAGAGTTGTTGATTACTTAAAGTCTGTACAGGCTTACCATGCTTACCAAAATAAATTTGCTGACATTCGTTATGATGTAAAGGAAGACCGTTGTGTGTTTCTTGTGTACAAGGACAAGACATTGGTTGATGCAGTTGGTAGGTCGCTGACAAATTCTAAACCAAAATGGAAAAGGTATGCATCTTCCCGTATTCCTTTTGTGACAAAAAACCAGAGTGACAATCTTGTCATTGTAGAGGATTGTGCTTCGGCTTGTGCGTTGACAATATCTGGAGTTAGGGGCATGGCTTTGATGGGTACGAATCTCTTGACAGAATATTTAAAATATTGTAAGGGGTATAATCGGGTCACCATTGCATTAGACAAAGACGCATCAAAAAAGGCAATGAAGATGGTACACGAATTATCTATTCATGTACGGACAAAGTTGGTGCTGTTAGAACGAGATGTAAAAAGGTGGAGTACAGAACAAATAAGGGAGAAGTTCAATGTCACTTGAGAAACAAATACTATCAGCGTGTTTATCCAATGAGTTTTATAAAGATACAGCAGAGGTTGTGTCTACAGAGATGTTTGCCAATGGTGTAGGGACAATTTTTGACACCATCAGTTTTGCACAACAGAAGTACGAGAGTGATTTAGATGTAAACACTTTGATACAGCTACACAGGAATAAATATCCTGCACTACCAGAATCATCAAGAGAGCCTATAGAGGAAGTTATAAAAGACCTCAGTAAGTTTATGCCAAGCAACAAGATTATACTAAAAGATTTAATCATTGACTTTTGGAAGAAAGACAAGGCACATAAGATTAGTGACTTATCCGCTGACATTTGGTTAGGCAACAGTGACGACTTTACTGTACTGAGAACTTTAGTTGACACGGCTATAGAGAAAGCACCAGAAGATGAAGGGAACTTCCAAGAAGTGAAAGATGACATAAAAGATTACATAGATGGTTGGGATCAAGGTTTTGAATTTAAGTTTGAGTTGCAATCATTGGCTGACAAAATCAGTGGTGCGGGTAGAGGAAACTTAGGGATTATATTTGCTAGGCCAGAGACAGGGAAGACAACCTTCTGTACATACATGGTTGCAGAATATATCCGACAAGGATTTAAGGTAGCCTATTTTGCTAACGAAGAACCCGGAAGATTGGTTAAAGGCAGAGTGTTCTCCGCATATCTTAAACGATCTATTGATGAGATGAAGAAGAACTTAGATAATTCTATGACTGTGTACAAGAACGAGATAGAACCAAACCTAAAGTTATTGGAAGGTAGAGGTATTACTTTATCAGAAATAGAAAAATTTATTGACATACATAAACCTGATGTGGTAATGGTGGATCAGTTAGACAAAGTAGTCATCAACGGTAACTTTGCTAGGACAGATGAAAAGTTACGGGCATTGTATGAGGGAGCAAGAACGATAGCTAAAAAACAACAGGTATTATTTTGGTCAGTATCTCAAGCATCCTACGATGCACAGGGTAGACAAGAGGTAGACTTTAGTATGTTGGAAAATAGTAGGACAGGTAAGGCTGCAGAAGCTGACATCATTGTAGGTATAGGAAAGAATTACGGTGAGGAAGAAGATTACATTCGCCACCTTTGTGTATCTAAGAATAAACTTAACGGGTGGCATGGGACAGTAACATGTTCTATTGATATACACAGGGCGAGATACGAGTTATGATATTAAAAGCTGATGGATTTGATGATGCAATACTGGGCTTAGGCCGAAGATGTTCACAACCTGATCTGTTAGTTTATGATGTTGACAAATGTGTAGCCATACTTATGAAAGATGGAATGACAGATGAAGAAGCTATGGAATATTTTGAGTTTAATGTGGTAGGATCATGGGTGGGTGAAGGAACACCTATCTTTCTGTACAGAGGGGTGGAGGATATAGAACTATGAAAAAAAGAATACACGTAAATCAACACGTTATAAGAAGCAACAAAAAGAACAACGAGAATAACCCTGTAATAACTGTTAAAACTTACCAAGACAATACCTATGGTCA